CCCCCTTCTCCGGGTGGTCGTGGTACATCAACTCGACTAGCCGTGGCTCGCCCCGCGTGCGTGCCGTGCTGACCAGCCGCGAGTACTCGCTGCCCGCGCCGATGGGCGTGCTGTTGGCGACGCGGCAGGACGTGCAGTCGGCTGCGGAGCGCCACGCTGCGGCTGCGTTGTCGAGGGCGGCGAACTCGTCGAAGAGGACGAACGTGCGGCGGCCACCGCGCCCGATGTGTTCGGTGCTGGCTTGGCCGGTGATCGTGGCCCCGCTGGTCGGGTGGCGCAGCACCATGTGCTGGCGGAACTGCCCGCCCTTGGCGAGCGCGTCCGGGGCGCAGGGCAGCAGCCACGTCGGCTGTGACTCCAGCAGGTAGTCGAGTTTCCAGAAGAGGCTGTCCGGGTCGCCGCTGCGATCGACTAGATCCTCGACGCGGCTGACCAGCAGCGACTGCCAGCCCTTGAACATCCAGCCCCACACGGCGATGGCGGAGACCAGCCACGAAGCCCCCATGTCGCGGGACTTGCGGATGACCACGTCGCGGCCAGCCTCGATGCCCTCGATCACCTCGCGGGCTGCGCGGCGTTGGCAGGGCCACAGGATGAACGGGACGTGGGGCTGGCGCACCGGGCGCTCGCGCCCATCGTCGCCGACCTCCTTGACGCGGAAGGTCCACGCGGTTGCGTCGCACCACGCGGCGAAGTCGCTGGCGAATGCGGCCCGCAGGTGCGGTCGCTCCTCCGCCGTGGCTTTCAGAATGCGCTGCCTGAACTGAACGATGGCGAGCGGGTCAGTCACGCCGCTGCCCTGCGGTCAGCGCCCACACGACGGCGAGCGCAACGGCGAAGGCTGCGGCCTCGCTCACTCGTCGCCCTCCGGCTTGGCCTCGATGGCGGGCAGCGGGGCGGGCAGCATGGCGGCGCTCCATTCGGCGAGCATCATCGCGCCCCGGCTCGCCTCGCCGTTCTCGATCGCGATCGGCCCGCCGTTGGCCCCGGTGTGTTCCACGCTGGACCGCTCGCGGTAGACCGACGGGCGCAGCCCCTTGAGCCGGAACATGAGGATCTGCGCGGCGCTGCTATTCAACTCTCGCTCGCCGTTTACAACGGCGTCGGCGATGGCCTCCAACCGCCTCGCGGTCAGCGGCTCCAGCGCATCCCAAGCGGCGCGGAACTTGGCGTCGTTCGCGTACCACTTGCACGGCGTGAACTCCGCCACGCCAGCCTCGCGTGCAGCAGCAGTGACACCCAGCGAGGGCAGCGCGGCGAGGAAGGCGAGTTTCCGCCCCTCGATCTCCGCAGCCTCTTCAAGGCTTGGTCCACCCCTCTTCGTTCGTTCGGGCAATCCCATGCTGCGGTGCATTGCACAGCCCCGATTCCCTGATCATCTGTAGACCCGCGAAAAAATCTTCAGAATCTGCCCACCACCCCCTTGACCGTGCAGTACCGTGCATTACTGTGTGTGCATCGATCACCTGCTGATCGGTCGCTCTTTGGCAAGTCAACCCTCAAGCCCCACGGTTTGAGCCTGCCGCCCCCGAACGGGGCGCATGGCCTGCACCGTGCAGGATTCACACTCACAACGGAGCCACACATGGAAGCCACCTTCGCCTTGCAAGTCGTGATCGCCCTCGCGATCGTTCCGTTCGCCATCGCAGCCCTGTTCGTCGATTGACCCGCCTGATGCGCGGCTCGTCGCCCTCCGGGGCGACCTGCCCTGCACCGTGCAGGACGCCTCGACACACCTCACTCATGGAGACACACATGGCCCTGAAGAAGCCCAGCACCGTTCCCGGCCCCGACGCCGCCTACCTCGCCCGCCTTTCCAAGGCGGCGCTGGTCGATGTCCTCGTCGAGCAACTCCGGCTGGCCGCCGGGGAGTGCGACACCGAACTGACCGCCGAAGCCGTGCGCGAGGTCGTCGAGCCGACGCTGCGCCGCCGGGGCGACGCGGTGCCGCCGATCCACACCCCGTACTGGATTGTCGGCGTGGTCTACACCAACAGCAGCGCAACGTATCACTACTTCGCGTCCCGCAAGGAGGCGATGGACGGCATCCCGCCGATCGAGGAATGGGAGACCGACGTGGCCGCGCACGTAATCGCCCACAGCCGGACGGGCAACGCCAACGACGAGCGTCACCACCGCTCGATCGCTCGCCCGGGACTGGCTGCACAGGCATTGCGTTCGGCCACGGGCGTGAGTTTCCACCTGCACCGCGTGATCAAGGCGGGTGCGCTGCACTGGCCCGCCAAGGACTGACCTTCCAGCACTGGCCTAGCCGCCCCTACGGGGGCGGCGTGGCCCGGACTGTCCGGGATTCACAACTCACACATGGAGAGCCTTGCAATGCCCAACCCGACCCGATGCGCCATCTCGCACCTCTGCGGCTTCTTGCGCGAGCGCAGCCTGTTCCTTGCCGACAGCGCCAACTACACCGACTCGCTGAAGTTCCCGTCCAACGACACCGGCGTGATCCTGAAGGCCGTCGGGGCGTGTGGCGACGCCAACCTGACCATCGTCGATGCCGACTGCAACAAGGTCGGATGGGTCTACCTGATCATGTGGCCCGCCGTCGCCAAAGACGAGTCGGTCGCCGACTGGGGCGACAACGACCTGATGAAGCAGTGGTGGAACTCGTTTGAAGCGATCGCCTGACCAGCCCGACGCTCGCCACGCCAGCCCCTGCGGGGGCTGGCTGGCCTGCACCGTGCAGGACACTCACTCACTCACTCACACATGGAGAGACCTATGGCAACCCTTCGCGATCGATACATCGCCGCGCTCACCGCACTGTGCGGTGACGGGCAACGCATCCCCCGCAGCGACTTCGTTGCGTTCCCCAACCCGCTGATCGGCTACACCGTGACGGCTGGCGACCGCAAGTGGCGGATCCGGGGCAGCAGCGGGATGTGGTTCGTCGGTGGCCGGACCAGCGTCCGGTACACCATTCAGGCCCGCAAGTCTGACAGCCACGCGGTGACCGAAAGAACGCGGGCTGTGCTGGCCGACATCGGCGCTGCCGTGTTGGCCGGTACGGCGACCGTCAAGCCGACCGCAGCCCACAGCGCCGACGCGCTGGTGGATTCGGTGGCCCTCGATCCCCAGCAGCAGTGGCTGTGGGGCTGATTCAACCATCAACCGGAGACACACACATGGCAACCTACATCACGCACGAATACGTAGAGACCGCGGTCAGCAGACTGAACCGCTGCGGCAACTGGAAGGATGGGGACGATGGATTCTTCGATGTCCACCGCTCCAACGGGCAGTACACGCTGGGCAGGATGGTCACGATGGAGACCTCGCAAGGTCCGCGCCTCCAATGGACCAAGGTCGTTTCGCGTTCGCGCAGGGACATGGTCGCATTCATCGATGCATTCATCGATGGCTACCTCGCGTACGAGTCCGACGAACTCCACGCCCGACACGGCAACCGCTACCCGCGCATCTGACCCAGTACGCGGCTCGGCACCCTTCGGGGTGCCTTGCCCTGCACTGTGCAGGATTCGATTCACACCTACATGGAGAGACCAATGGCTCGACACCTGATTGCAATCGTTGACGACATTCACGCATCCGCCACCAGCCTGACCGTCCGCAGCATGGACGCGCAGGACTACGAGCAGGCCGTCGCCGACGGCCTCGATGGAGCAGACCTCTCAATCCGCGCCGACCTGATGTTCGCTGCTGACGCGCCCGTCGGGCTGGACGATGCCTCGATCGAGGCTGCCACCGACCTCGTCGCCGACCTGATCCTGCTCGCCGGTGATCAGTGGGCGGACATCCTCCGCATCGCGACCGACCACGCCAACCATGAGCGCCGCCAGCGTGGCGGCAATGCCTGAACCCCAACCCTCAACATGGAGAGACACATGACCGACAGCATCCGCCTGATCAAGCGCGAACTACGCGCTCGCGTGGTCGCCCGCGACGACCAGTACCTGACCCAACTCCTGCGCCGCGCCAACGTGCGCGTCCTGTGCGAGCCGCAGTGCGTGACCGTGATCGTGGGGATCCCCACGACCCACATGGAACTCGACTCATTCGGCTACCCCAACCAGTCCACCCGCAGGGTGGAGTGGGAGACCCTTGCGATGGCGAGCGATCGCACCCTGCGCGGTGCGGTCCGCAACCTGCTGGACGCGCACCTTGGCGCAGTGCGGCACTGCTCGATGCAGGAACCTCGCTACGAGTTCCACGCTGCGCGAGGTGTGGCATGATCGCCGCGCTCGTCGCCGTGGCGCTCGTCGTGCCGCCCCCGCCGGGGACCGACGTGCGCCGTATCCTCGATGCCATCGAGGCCGTCGAGACTGGAGGCCACCGCAACCCCGACGCAGCCGTAGGGGACGGTGGCAAGGCCCGTGGCCGGTTGCAGATCCACCGATGTGCGTGGGTCGATGCCGTGGACTACAGCCCCGCGCTGGGCCAGCGCGAGTACCTCGATGTCCACGATCGCGAGTACGCGGAGGCGGTGTTCGTCGCGTACGTCAGCAGGTACGCTCCCGACTGGTCGATCGAGACCGTGGCCGGAGTGTGGAACGGCGGGCCGAAGGGCCACCGGAAGAATGCGACCAAGGGATACCGGGCGAAGGCCCGCCAAGCATGGGAGCGCAGCGATGAATAAGCAACAGGGTCGGGGACGCAACCGACGGC